CCGCAGCAAGGCGATGGATTCCGCCGTGAGCAGTATGTCTGGCTTCTTTAGCTGGGGAAATCCATCAGCCGATGACCAGACCCCTGAGGCTGCAAGGTTCCGCAATGATTACCAGTCATTGTATGACATCAACTATCGCACCACCGGCGGTAATGCAGATGCGGCCAAAAAAATGACCAACCAGCAGATCTCCCGCACATGGAGTATCAGCGAGGTTAACGGTGATGCAAAGCTTATGAAGTACGCGCCAGAGGCGCTCTATAACTACGGTCCGTCAGGTTGGCAGGCTGCACAGTGGAAAGAAGAAAAAGAAAGCCTGATGTATGGCGATCGCAAGGGCGAGATCACCACCAGCCCAGCGCAACTTGGGATCACCTCCGGAAGCGCTGCACCTGTTACCAGCAAAACGCCGGAATCGCGTATTGGTGGCGATCTGGAGATAACGCCTGATGTGCTGACAGCTCGCAATGGCGATTACGCCATCATGGTGCGGACAAAAGATAAGGATGGTATCGAAACGGTACAGCCGTTCTACGATTCGTACGGCAGGCCTATGCGCTGGAAACCGTCACTGGAAGAGTGGGCGCCATACAAAAAAATGCAGCAAGAGCGCGAAGAACACGATCGCAATGAGCTGCAACGCGGTCAGGACATTCGCGGGTTCAAAGATAAACACCGCGCGCTCGACGAACAATATAAGCGCCTGCACAACGAACGCATGGACAAGGTCAAAAATTACTTTTCGTGGAGCACTGAATAATGCCGGTATACGCCACTCCTGAAGAACTGAATAACGGATTCACTCCGGCGGGCAATGTCCTGGCGGCACCTTCCGGGTTTGATGTCCCTTTGCCTGAAGGTACCAATCCGGCACCTCAGCAGGATGAGCCTTCCGTATGGGGCGCTGCATTTCGTCAGAATAACCTGCTGGGGCAGATGTTCCGCCCCGCGAAGCAGTTTGAGCCGGTAGACGGGTACAATCCGTACGCTGATAAAAACGAGCTGCACGGTTATGAACAATGGGGATCTGCTTTTGCCGATGCCCGCTCGCCGGAAGAAACCGCCTGGCTGAAACAGCAGATTGACGACGAAAACGAGGATCGTCGGGTACTTTCCGAGGCTGGCGGAGAGGGGGTTCTCGCCAGCATTGCCGCCGGGGTTGTTGACCCCGTCACCGTCGCGTCGATGTTTATTCCTGGTGCTCAGGGCGGCACAGTTGCCCGTATAGCCTCACAGGCTGCAATCGGTGCAGCTGCAACAGCAGCGAGCGAGGTTGCGCTTAACAACCAGCAGATTACCCGCACGTGGGGGGAAAGCGCTTCCCACGTTGCAGCCGGCGCGTTAATGAGCGGTGTATTTGCGGCGGCTGGCGCCGCGCTGTCTCCTTCTGTTCGCACCGCGGCCACGCGCGAAGTGGCTGATGCGCTCGATAGTATGAGTATTAATAGCGATATCGCACGTGGTGTTGATGCTGCTCAGGATGGTGGAAGTGTCGGTGCGATGCGTATTAATGATGCAAATCTTGACGATCTGACACTGGCCGGTGGTCGAGTGGCTGATGCGGCGATTAAGGCGGGTGGCTACATGACGCCACTAACCCGTGCCATCACATCTCCATCGCGCCGTACCAGAATTACCGCACTGGAGCTTGCTGAGAATAATTTTACGTTGCGGGGTAATGAACGTGGCTACGCCACCCCAGTTGCTACGGAAACAAGGGTTCGCAGCTGGCGCCGTGAGGAGGCGGCTGTTGTCGTTACTAACAAACAGGCATATGCAAAATACAAATCTGGTGGCGGAGACCTTAACTTTACGGCGTTTCGTGAAGAGGTTGGTGACGCGATGAGAAATGGAGATATCCATGCAAATCCGGTTGTGCAAGAAACGGCAAAAGCACTCAGAACTGTTGTAGACCGCGTGAAAGTAGCCCAACAGAAGTTAGGGCTTCTCCCGCCGGATGACGAGCTGAAAGCACTGGGCCAAACCAGTTACTTTCCACGAGTGTATCGAGTCGGGAAAATCGTAAACGAGCGTGATAAATTCCGAGACATTCTTGTTAACTGGTGGGCGCGTGGAGCTCAGGGTATGTCTAAAGAGGATGCAGAGATAGCAGCTGACGCTACTATTAACAAAATAGTTGGTGCGCGGATCCCTCAGGATTTTGTTAACGTATTTACTGTCAAGGTTCCTGGCAGTTCAAAATCACGAACGTTGAATTTGCCCGACAGTATGATGCGTGAATATCTCGAAAGTGATGCAAACTACGTGCTCCAGCGACATATCCGCGAAAGCGCCCCCGATATAGAGCTTACCAGGACGTTTGGTGACAGGACGTTGGAAAAGCAGCTTAAGGATATTCAGGATGAATATGATGATCTGATGCGCGCAAACCCCACAGATCAGGCGAGGTTAGCAAAAGCAAGGGAGAATGATATTCGCGATATTATGGCTATGCGCGATCGCCTTGTGGGTACATACAAGATGCCGGACGACCCTGGATCTTTCTTTGTACGTGCAGGAAGAGCTTTGCGCAATGTGAATTTTGTGACGAAACTTGGTGGCATGACCGTATCCGCAATTCCCGATCTTGCCCGCGGGGTGATGGTGCAGGGATTCAGTAAAACGATGAAAGGCTATGGGGCCCTTATTAGTCGCTCTCCTGCATTACAAGCCAGTAAAGCCGAAATGGAAAAAATGGCCGTCGGGCTTGAAACTGTTCTTAACACCCGTTCGCGATTAATGGCTGATCTCGTAGATAGCTCTACGCGTACGAACGCTGCGGAGGCAGGACTTGATCGAGTGACTGATGTATTTGGCAAGCTCACACTGATGGGGCAGTTTAACGATGTGAATAAAGCAATCAATGGATTGATAACTTCAGACGGCATTTTATCAGGGGCTTTTACCGGACGCCGACTGGCAAAACTCGGTATCGATGAAAACATGGCTGGGCGGATACGTGGTGAATTCCAGAAGCATGGAGAAGTCGTTGACGGCTGGCACATTGGTAATTTTGATAAATGGGATGATCAGCATGTCGCTGGAGTTTTTCAGTCCGCCGTGCTGAAAGATACAAATAACATCATTATAACACCTGGGGTCGGGGATACTCCGTTATGGGCCAGCAGCACTATCGGACGGTCGATCTTCCAGTTTCGCTCTTTTACCACAGCTTCATACAACCGGGCGACAATCGGAGGTTTATCAGAAGGTACAGCACAATTTTATTACGGTGCTGCTTTTCAGATAGGGCTCGGTGCACTGACATACGCGCTTAAACAGTCTGCAAACGGCAAAGAGATAGACTGGTCGCCGCAGAAGCTGGCGATTGAAGGTATTGACCGCTCCGGTATTCTCGGCCCGCTGATGGAATATAACAATATGGCGGAAAAGGCATCCGGCGGTATGGTGGGGCTGGGTGCTTTGCTCGGTACCGGCACACAGTCACGTTATGCCAGTCGCGGTTTTATCGGCTCTGCATTGGGTCCTACGTTTGGCCTGCTCGATACCATCACCGACGTGACCGCTGGAGTGCTCAATGGTGATGCTGGCGATCGGGTACTGCATAACGTGCGTACGCTTCTGCCTGGTAATAATCTTTTCTGGATTGCCCCGCTGATAAATCAGGTTGACCCCGGTATGCGGTAATCGGTCGGGATTCCGACCTTAAACCCGCGCCATCATAGCCCTGTATTCACTACGGGGCTTTTTTATGCATCAGGATTACAAAACACGCCTTACCGCGCTGAGCGATAAACTCACCGACGTGGTGCTCGAAGAAGCTGATCCGGATAACTGGCCGGGGGCGGGAAAGAAACCGAGCGAGCTGACTAAAGACGAACGCGGCGACCGTTACTGGGATAAGAAAAACGCAGCTGCATCGCTGACTCTGCTGATCAAGGTTCATTCTCTTATCGGTATGCAGACACGGGGAGGGACACCCTCTGATAACCCCGGGCAGGATGACGAAGCCTTTGAGCTGGGCCAGCAGGTTTCGAAGGCTGAGCGAGAGGCGGCCGCGATTATTGAGCGCCTGCAGAAAGGGAAGAAATGATCTCATTCCTCGCCTTCTTTCTCATGTGGGCGGAACGGATGCAGTGGAATGTACCGGACTGTCACTATAAAGCCTGCCACTGGCTGGAGCATCGCGGTAATATCGCGGTGCTTCGCTGTTTTCGTGGGTTCGGTAAATCAACGATCCTTGCTGTCTATAATGCCTGGCGGTACTACTGCGACCGACAGTATCGCATTTTGCACCAGTCTGAATCCGACGGCACCGCGTATAAAACCAGCCGCGATACGCAGAACGTTTTACGTAACCATCCGCTGACTAAAGGCATGCTACCAGACGGGCAGGGGACGGTAGAGCAGTGGTGGGTCAACGGCGCGCTGGATTTACGTAA